ACCATCTTATTTCATATTATATAATATATAAATTAAAAAATCATTTTTTTCGGTAATTAATTTTTTAATAATTGATTAAATATATCACTAAGTAATCTTTGAGGTACAGCATATCTTTCACATAATTTTAATTTATTAAAATCAACTCTTGCATCACAATTTCCTTCTTTTAACTTTAATTCAACATTACTAAAAAAATCAGTAGGTTTTTTTCTTTTATCATTGTATAAACAGTATTTAGTCAAAGCGGTATAATAAGTTGGTAATTTT